ATATTTAATGAACGGAAATCATAGAGTAGTTGCCGCCTATCTTCAGGGTGATTCGACTGTTTTAGTTAAAGTGATAGACATACCTTACCCGAGAGGCAATTAATGCCAGTTGACATTGTCATTGACGGGCTTGAGGAATTGCGCGGCAAGTTGGACCGCTTTCCGAAGGCAGCGCAGGACGGCGCGGGCAATATGGTCAGCGATTACACGCTGAACATCATGCGCGAATACGTGCCTTATGCTTACGTGCCGTTCAAGTCGGCATATGGCAATTGGTTCAGCGAAAAGCAGCGCCGGTATGTTATGGCGCGGATTCACGAAGGGTCAATTCGACCGGGCGCGCCGAACAGATCACAGAACTTACGCAAGGGCTGGAAGAAGATGGGGGAGGGCGCGGACACGCTGGTCGTGAATGACGTGCCTTATGCCGGTTATGTGGTAGGGGATGCAGATCAGGCGCGGATGCACAAGAAAATTGGCTGGTGGACTGTCGGGCAGCGTTTGAAAGACCGTGCGGGGGAAATTGAGCGCAAGGCCAAAGCAGGCGTTGACAAGGCAATGAAGGAGTTAGGACTCTAATCTTATTTACAGACAACTGAATACGAAGGTGAACGTGGGCGTTGGGTAACGCAGCGGGCGACCTGGTGGTCAGTGGGTACTGAAGCCGAACTTAGCAGAGATCGTTCTGCAATGGTTTGGCTTTATCGGTTTAAGGAGGTGTCGATGGACACAATGGTGTATTTTGGAGACGCGGTGAAGGCGCTTGGCGAGGGCAAGGTCGGCGGCTATTTGGTGCGCTGGGGCGGCAACGGTGACGTTGATCTAACCGGTGATTATTTCACCAAAGAAACTGATCTTGGCGTGGGCGAAGGCGACCGACTGCCAGTGTACTACGAACATGGCTACGATCCGGTGATAAAAAGCCGCAAGTTAGGGCGGGGGGCAATCTCACGCTTTGACGACATCGGAGTCTGGTTCGAGGCACAACTGGAGCTGCGGGATGAATACGAGCGCAAGATTTACGCGCTGGCTGAAGCTGGGAAGCTCGGCTGGTCGAGTCAGGCGGGCGGTTCACTCGTGGCGAAAGAAACTGGAATTGGAGGTACGAAAATCGCGACAAGGCCATTAGCAGAAGCAACGCTAACTAAAAGCCCAGCCGAGTACCGAAACACCGCAATCCCGTTGAAATCAATCTATCCCGATGCTGAAGAGGCATCGGCACCAACAAACCATGAGGAGGATCACATGGCAGAAGAAATCAAGACCTCTCCACCTATTGACGTGGAAGAGATCGTAAAAGGCGCAGTTGCTGAAGCGCTGAAAATGTACGAAGCGGCACAACCAAAAGTGAAGGGCGGGTATGCCGTTGACGTAACTGAAGACGAAACAGACCGCTCACTCAAAGCAAATCCATTCACCGCGGCCGAGTTTTTCCAGGCTGTAAAAATGGCAGAAATGTATCCTGGACAGGAAGAGCGCCGGCTGTTGCCATTCAAGGCAACGGGGCTAAACGAATCGACCCCATCCCAGGGCGGCTATCTGCTTCCACCTCAAATTGCAGCCGGCATCCATGAAAACATGTGGAGCGTTGGTTCAGTTTTGAGCCGTTTCAATCCCATCCGCGTTACTGGAAACTCACTTACCATCAATGCTGTGGACGAAACTTCACGCGCTGACGGTTCCCGCATGGGCGGCGTTCGTGGTTACTGGCTGGCTGAAGCCGCACAGAAGACCGCAAGCAAACCGAAGTTCCGCCAGATCGAATTGAAACTCAAGAAAGTGGCAGCCTTGTGCTATGCCACAGACGAGCTGCTTGACGATGCTTCCGCATTGGCAAGTTGGATCAGCAACGAAGTCCCGAATGAGTTGCGCTTCAATGTTGAAGCCGCGATCATCAAAGGTGACGGCGTTGGCAAGCCGCTCGGTATTTTGGAAAGCGGCTCACTCGTTAGTGCAACCCGTACTGACGCGTCTGAGATCGACCCGCTGGACATCGGCCGCATGTGGGCGCGCCGCTTGCCCGGTTACAACGATTATGTCTGGTTCGTGAATCCGGCTGTGTATCCACAGTTGTTGAACATGACCATCGGACAGATGCCCGTCTTCACTCCATCCATCCGGCCTGACGTTCCTTACGGAACCCTGCTCGGACGGCCAGTGATCGAAAACGAGTACTGCCCAAATCTTGGCACCGCTGGCGACATCCTGTTGGCTTCACCCTCCGCATACGCTCTGATCACTAAGAGCGGCGTGGAGGCGGCATCCAGTATCCACATCAAGTTTGACTATGACGAAACAGCCTTCCGGTTTGTTTATCGTGTCGATGGTCAGCCTTATTACAACGCTGCTATCACAGCTTACGACGCTGTAAACACTGTCAGCCCGTTCGTTGCCTTAGCCGCAACAACCTAATTCGTGAGGTGAGAAATGGCGAGATACGCTGAAAAACTCCATATCGTCCCGCTGCTGGCACCAGCAGCGTCCACCGCAGGCGGGGGCGTCAAGTCCTACGCCGTGCGGCTCAATAATACCCAGTGGCTGTCGTTTTTGCTTGGCTGGGGCGATCAGACCACTGACGACGCGGCTGTAACAACCATCACGGTTGAAGCATCGACTGCGGTTGGCAACACCACCGCCGCAGGAGACACCGCCATTCCATTTGTCTACCGGCTTTCAGGCGTGCCTGGAACTGATGACAACTGGGGCGATCCGACTGCTTGTCCGTCAACTGGCTTGGAAATCACCGGCGCGCAAGATAACCTGACCCTGTTGATCGATGTGGATCCCGCTTCTATTCCGGCGCTGGATTCGGACGCGATCGCTGTGCGCTTGTGCTTTGATGCCGGCGACCAGACGTCTTCCTATGCTTCGTATGCCGTAGCGATCATCGAAGACCGCTACCCGCAGGCTGAACACATCAGCGCAAGCACCTAAGTTTTAGCTTACCTGAAGGGGGGTGGGGTGTAAAAACCTCGCCCCCCAGTTAAGAGAGGAAATTATGGCAGATTACGTGACAGTGGCAGAAATCAAGGCGGACATACCCGATTCACCGCTATTTGACGTGACGGATGACACCTACGACACAGTGTTGGGCAACATGGTTACTGCCGCGTCACGGCTGATCGATCGGTACGTGGGCGGCTGGGACAATTATTTTTACCCGACCACCGACAGCCAGACCCGCTATTTTGACGGGAGCGGTGAAGAGATTCAATACATTGACCCGATGGTCAGTTTGACAAGTGTGGCTGTGAGTGACAGTGGCCGGGCTGTTTCAGACTACACCACCTGGACAAACGATTCTGACTTCTTCGTGTCACCTTACAATCACGCATCCATCGGTATGCCGATTATGAGTCTGGTTATTGACAACGATTCCGGCTCAAAGGGGACGTGGGGTAAGACTCGCAAGGGCGTGAAAGTTACCGGTGTGTTTGGCTGGTCCTTGACTCCACCGGCTGACGTTGAGCAAGCGTGCAAGATTCAGGCAGTGCGTTGGTTCATGCGCTCCAAGCAGGGATACCAGGACGCCGCCGCCAACCCAAGCATGGGCGAAATGTACTATATGAAAGAGCTTGACCCAGACGTAAAGATGCTGTTGCAGCGCTACCGCGTGCATAACTTGGTGACGATATGAGCATCATTGACGACGCAGTATCAAGATTGCAATACCATGCGCTGGCGATAACGGGCACTACCGTGAGGGGCGCACCGAGCTATCCGACTGAGGATGCTTCGGTCTTACCGCTTGCGATTGCCTATATTTCGGACGGGACGGGGTCGATTGACGACTCCACGACCGCGCGCTTACTTTTGACACTCAAAGTGGACTTCCATGTCAACAGAATGAGTATGAAGTCCGCTTATACCGAATTGAACTTGATTATACCCGAGTACTTGCAGAGATTGGCTGGCGACCCGACATTGAACGGCAAGGTGGACACGATTGTTTTCCCGGTCACGTTCAATGTCATGCCCGCGCAATGGGATCGCATCACAACGCAGATGGCGAGCTTCTCGATTCCGTGCAAGTTCCGCGAGACACCGACCACTTAGCAGAAAGGCTTGATTTGAAACATACCGCAGTAATACTCGGAATGCATCAGGGCACAATGGGCGAGTTCGACCAGACCCGCACGGATTGTGACGTGTATGTGTTCAATGAGATGGTAAGCAGGGGGTCAGTCCCTCACGCCGATTATGTTTTCCAGTTGCATAAGCCGGTCGTGTGGAGATCCAGCCAGAACAGGAACGACTCGAAGCATTACGACTGGCTGCGCTCCACTTCCATCCCTGTTTTGATGCAAGAGAAATTCGAGGACGTACCAGCAAGTGTCAAGTTTCCGCTTGATGAGATGCTGAAAGAGTTCAAAGGGGCGGAGCCTTACTTTACCACGACCGTCGGCTTTGCGATTGCTTACGCGATCTATCGCAGATACAAGCGCATTGAAATCTACGGCGTGGAGATGGAAACCAACACCGAGTACGCGCACCAACGGCCTTGTGTGGCTTACTGGTGCGGCGTGGCATACGGGCGCGGGATCGAGGTTGAGTTTCACTCACGGCAATTCTTCCAGTCACCGATGTACGGCTATGACGGCGACATCACCATCCGGCTGGAAGTGTTTGAAAAGCGCGCAAAGGCAATGGCGGAAGAAGCCAAGACCGTATTAGAGGAGTACAAGAAAGCCAAAGCGCAGGCGATCGAGGCGGTCGAGGAATTCAGGCTGGACTTCAAGAATGGCTGGGGCAAGTTGGAAAAGTTGGTCAACCGACAGGCTGAGATCGCGCACTCATTCAGTATGCTGGACGGCGCGATTCAGGTAAACCAGCGCCACATCAAGGCGTGCAAGATCATGGAGGCTGAAACGGGCAACTATTTTATCAGCCGCCAGGTTTACGAAACTGAGATGAACAACTCCACGAACTCGTGGCAAGCGCACCAGCACAAGATCAAGATCGCATCGGACGCGCTCAAGGAAAAAGAGGACGAGCTGAAACAGGCGACCAGCAAGGGCTATCGCAGCCGCCGTTGTGACGAATATCTGCAACTGGTGGAGGAGTATGCGAAGGCGATTGGCAAGGCTGGTTTGCTTACTGGCATCGGCATGGAGAGCAAGTACTTGATGGGCGTGCACGACCAGAACGAGCGCATGACCGGCGGCAAGGAAGCGGTCAAGGTTATGGCGGAGGCTATGGCGTGAAAACCTGTCTGATTATCGGAAACGGGCCGTCACTGGCTAACGTACCTAATGAGTTTCTGGAGCGGTTTCCTACATTCGGCTCTAACCGCGTCTACTTGAAGTTCACGCCTGATTATTACTCGTACCTTGATAAGCACTTCGTCGGGAAGAACATCGAAGAAATAAAGCAACTCGATTGCAAGGCAAAGTACATCCGGCGTGAGTACGCGTTAAAAGTGCCGGGCGCAATTCCGATGCGACAAGCCGGCGGGTTAGGTTTCTCGTTTGACCCGTTGGACTTTGTTTATGGTGGATACACGATCACTTATACCAACCTGCAACTTGCTTACTGGCATGGGTTTGAACGGGTTGGGTTGATAGGCGTAGATCACGAGTACAAGGACGCTGGCGACCCGTTGACTTGGCACACGGGCAAAGACAAAAGCCACTTCTCAAAAGATTACTATGCTGAAGACGAAACGTGGTTGATCAATGATTTCAGCAACACCGAGCCGTTTTATAAACTGGCACGCAGGGTTTACGAAAGAGATGGCAGAGAAATCGTCAACCTGACAGACGGGGGCGCGTTAGAGATTTTTGAGCGCGAAGATTGGAGGGATTGGTAATGCGAACTGAAATGAATCCGAACAGGCGCACAAAAGCGGACGGTTACGCACCTTATATTGCGAGTTCCATAGTTCATTTGCCGAATTTTAAAGGCTACCACGAGCAGAGATTTGAGGTGGTAAAGACTTCACTAACCACGATGCGAGAAAATGCGGGGCTGGATTGCGACATTCTGATATGGGATAACGGGTCGTGCCAAGAGTTCAGAGACTGGCTGTTGGACGAGTACAAGCCGGACGGAGTTGTGCTGGGACCGAATGTGGGGCTGACAAGCGGGCGGGCTGGACTGCTGCGGATAGTGCCGCCTGAGACGATTATTGGGCTGGCGGACGATGATATGTATTACTACCCAAACTGGTTCAAAGCATCGGTCGATCTAATGCGCAGCTACCCGAATGTCGGGCAGGTGAGCGGCTGGCCTGTTCGAACGCAAATGCGTTGGGGCAACAACTTCACGATCAAGTGGGCGCGCAAGTATGCGGTCTACGAAGAGGGCAAGTTTATTCCTGAGCAATGGGATCGGGACTTCTGCACCAGCATCGGGCGCGAGTGGGACTTCCATGTGCATTACACCAAGAATGACATGGATAAGCGCATCACTTACCAGGGCAAGCAGGCTTACGCGGTTGCGCATCATTGTCAGTTTATCTGCAAGGCAGGAAATCTGGTCGATATTCTGCGCCAGAACAAAGAGGCAA